AACTTGGCGAACTCAAAAACAACAATCTCACCGGCGAGGAAAAGGTGAATGCAGCCATCGCCGCCGCAGAAGCTCGTGAGAAAGAGTTTGCTGCGAAGTCAAATCGTCTGGAAGTGGAAAAGTTGTTTATGGCTGACGGCTTGACAGAAGCCGATTATGCAGACTTGATTGACGACATCGTGTCCGATGATGCGGATAAGACGATGAAGCTCGCCAAGAGTTTGCTTGCGGTCGTCAAGAGTCAGAAGTCGGCAGCGGAAAAGGCAGTCCGAGCCGAGTTATTGAAGAAAACCCCTAAACCCCCAGCCGGAGAACCCGGTAACGAGGGAATGACAAAGGAAAAGTTCCGCAAACTCTCCCCCAAGGAGCGTTACGACTTCTCCGTGAACAATCCCGAAGAATACAAGAAACTATACGGAGGTAATGAATAATGGCACATCAGCTTTATGAAAATTTCTTCCTCTCTAACGAGGTAGAAGATCAGTTCAATTCCCATTTGGACTTGCAGTCTTTCTGCACTATTGACGACTCCCTGGAGGGTGTCGCCGGTATGAAGCGTATCATCAACACCTACCGTGCTACTGACGGCACGGAAAAGCTCACCATTGGTGAGGGTAACACCAAGGCAATCGAAGTGTCCTTGACCGCCAAGGAATACGAGATCGCCCTCGCCCAGAACAGATTTAAGTACTATGACGAACAGGCAATGCAAGATCCTATGCTCGTGCCTGTTGGTATGAAGCACGCTGGTACTGATATGTTCAACACCGTACAGGGCGACATCTACGGTGAGTTCAACAAGACCGGTATCGAAGTACCCTGTACTGCGTTCGATTTCGATGCGTTCGTAGATGCGGTTGCCGCTCTCGACCTCGAAAATGACGAGGAAGTTACCATTTTCGCTTTTGTCTGCCCCAAGGACAAGGCGAAGATCCGCAAGGCTCTGAAAGACGACCTCAAGTACATCGAGGCTTATGCCAAGACCGGCTATATCGGTACTGTTGCCGGTGTCAACCTCTACACCAAGAAGAACGCTACCGAGGGTACTATCATCGTAGCTACCAAGGAAGCGGTTACTATCTTCACCAAAAAGGGTGTCGAGGTCGAGCAGATCACCAAGAATCAGCGTTCTGAAACCGCTGCCAATGTTCGTGAGAACAATGTCTTCTCTCGTAAGTACTACATCGTGGCACTCACCAACGAGAGCAAGGCTATCCGACTCAAGATCGGAGCGTAAGATTGGAGGTGGCATAAGTGGCAGACAGTTACAAACTTACTAAACTACGGCTAATGGTCGGGGCGAACGCAAGCGAGGACGACTTGCTACTTATGTACCTCACCGATGCCGAAAGAGCGATCCTCAACCACCTTTATCCTATGGACGAAGATGTCGCTCATACTCTCCCTACCAGATATGAGTCCCGACAGGTTGAAATCGCTGCCTATCTCTATAACAAGAGAGGTGCAGAGGGCGAAACATCGCACAATGAGAACGGTATCAGCCGCTCCTATGAGAACGGCTCGATACCCGACTCGATGCTCTCCGACATCATTCCTTATGGGAGCGTGATTTCGTGAAAGAGCTGGAACGCAATAAGCGTACCGTTTATTACGCTCTGTTCAATAAGAACGAGCCTATCCTTGATGAAGACGGTAATGACACAGGCGAAGAAAAACCTACTTACTTTGCCCCTGTCGAACTCCGTATCAATGTTTCACCGGCTCTCGGCGAGAGTGCGACTCGTCAGTTCGGTGATGTTGTGGACTATGATCGTACCCTCGTGATTTGCGATACGACATTGCCTATCAACGAGCAGACTGTATTTTGGATTGACGAAACTGACACTACCAAAGCCTTTGACTACACGGTCAAAAAGGTTGCGGCAAGTCTTAACTCGCTACTCATAGCGGTTAAGAAAGTGGAGGTAACAGTCGGTGCATAAGATCACAGTTTCGCTCGGGAATATAGACGATGCCATTCGTCAGATCGAGGAATACGAGAAAAAGGTACAACAGAATATCAAGGATTTTCTTTCCAAACTGTTGGAGGCTGGTGTTAATATTGCCCGAGCCAAGATTATGGAACTCGGTGCGATTGATAGTGGAGAACTCCAAAACAGTTTAGCCTTTACCCTCTACAAAGAGGGCAACAAAGGCATTTTATTCACCGACTGCCTACACGCTTGCTATGTCGAGTTTGGTACAGGTATCAAAGGATCGGCAAGTCCTCACCCCACGCTCCCCTGGGAGTACGATGTCAACGGACACGGTGAAGACGGCTGGTATTACTACGATACCGAACAAGGTCGAGTTCGGTTTACCAAGGGTATGCCCTCACGACCGTTTATGTATGAAACTGCGAAAGAGCTGGAGCGGAAAGCAGTCGAGATCGCAAGGGAGGTATTTTCACGATGATCGACATTGAAAATATGCTTTTTACCAAAGTGAAGAATGACCTACCCAAGACGGTCAAGACAGGTGCGATGTACGCAAAGTCGCAGAGTGAATTTCCCTATGTAACTTTGGTCGTAGTGGACAATACGGTGTACGAGCCGTTCATCGACTCCGCAAGGATTGAGAACGCTGCTGACATTATGGTCGAGGTCAATGTGTATTCAAACAAAACCTCTGGTAAGAAAGAGGAATGTAAACAGTTGATGAAAACCATTGACAAAACTCTGTCCGGGCTGAATTTAGTCCGTACTTTCTGTCAGCCGACACCGAATTTGGAAGATGCGACAGTATATCGTATGACCGCTCGGTACAGAGCAATCGTTGACAAGAATCTGATGATTTACAGGAGGTAAGGTCTTATGGAAAAGACTACTATCAATACTTTTTTGATGCACTCTGAAACCAAGGACGGCGAGTTCAAAAAGCTCGTGGACATTACGAGCTATCCCGAACTGTTCTCCGCTCCCGAAAAGCTCGACATTTCCAATATGTCCAGCAAGCAGAAGAAGTACACTCCCGGTATGGTAGATGTTCCCGATCAAGAGTTCGGCTACATTTACGACCGTGCCTCCTACAAGGCTATCAAGGCTTTGGAGGGTAAGGATCACTACTATCAGCTTCGTTTCGGTGCAAACGGCGAATACGGCTGCTGGCAATGGCACGGCGATGTGTTCACCAGCTTCTCCGGCGGTAGCGTAGGCTCTGCTCGTGAAGCAAAACTTATCACTTATCCGGCTGATGATATCGAGGAAATCGAGATCACCACGACCGGCAACTAAATGGAGGTAATTTGTTATGGCTGCTAAACAAATCATTCTGGAACACGAGGGTAAGGAGTACACTCTCGAATTTTCTCGCAAGAGCGTTGAATCTATGGAAAGACAGGGCTTTATTGCTGCCGACATCAGCAAGAAGCCTATGACCACACTCCCGGCTTTGTTCGCTGGTGCGTTCCAGATGCACCACAGATTCTTGGACAAGAGCGTTATTGACGCTATGTTCTACAAGATCAAGGACAAAGAGGCTTTCATCGAAAAACTCTCCGAAATGTATAACGAGCCGCTCGTTACATTGGTTGACGAGCCGGAGGAAGACGAGGGAAACATCAAGTGGGAGGCGAGCTGGTAAACGGCTCGACTTCCCACGCTACTCATACAGAACAATTTGAGGCTCAATGTCCATTCTACTTGTCTATCGGTATGACCTATGACGAGTTCTGGAATGAGTCTGCCGACCGAGTAGTCTATTACCGCAACGCTTATAAGATGCGGCAGCGGAGAAATAATGACCTCGCTTGGCTTAACGGACGGTATGTATATGATGCGTTAAAAGCGATAGTTCCAGCCTTACGAGGACTCTCGAAAGAGCCTATCGAGCCGTACATTGAAGAACCTTATCCTTATACCAAGGAAGATGTTGAGGAATACAATAGACGGAAAATGATCGAAAGGGCTAACAAGTACCGAGAGTATGCGGAAGCTCGAAATATCGAAAGACGAGCAAGAGAGGAGGCGGAAAAGAATGGGGACAACGATAGACCAATTACAGATTGAGATAGAAACCAAATCTGACGGTGCGGAAAAGAAGTTAAAAAGTCTTAAATCGACTCTGGAAGCTCTCGATAAATCCGCAAAGTCTTCGGGCTTGGATTCGACCTGTAAGAAGTTAGAGAAGATTGCTTCTCTTTCATTTTCCAACCTCGCTCCTCTGGAAAAGCTCTCAAAAACTACCGAGCCTATTAGTGATATGAGTGATCGTATCGCAGATGTAACCTCTGCGATTAACGACATTCCCTCACAGATAGGAACGACTATCGACACAGGCGGTATTTCTGGGGCAGTTACCGAGATCGAATCGGCAACCGCCGCTATAAACGATGTACCGAAGTCGCTTGAAGTGCCTGTAAATGCTCCCGGTGTAGAAAGCACTAATGCGAAACTGTCAGTAACAAGGCAGATTTTGTCTATGGTGCGAATAGGTGCATCAGCGACAGGTCGAGGCATCATCAAACTCGGTGGATATTTCAAGACCTTGGGTATATCAGCACTGGCTTCTACAAAGAAAGCCTACAAGGGTATATCACAAGTCCTTAAAATCGTTTTGGTTTACGGTGGAGCGTTCCGAGCGTTTATGTTGTTTACGCAAGGAGTGTCGGAGGGTTTGCAAAATATCTCGAAGTATAGTGATGAAACTGCTACGAATATGAACAAGCTCTCCACGATGTCGCTATATTTGAAGAACTCGATAGGTGCTGCTCTCTATCCTGTGATTGTAGCGATTACCCCAGCTTTGGAAGCTATGGCAAATGCGATAATTAAGGCACTCAATGCCTTTAATCAATTTGTCGCTGCGTGGGGTGGATCAAAAACATTTATCAGAGCGAAAGAGTATCTAAAAGAGTACGGCGATACTGCGACATCAACGGCAAACAAGATTAAGAAATCTTTTGCCGGTATGGACGAGATTACCGTCATTGGCGACAAGGACGGAGGCTCGGCTGGAAGCAGTACACCCGATTATAGTCAGATGTTTGAAACTGCCGAAGTATCGGGTAGCACATCTGCCGTAGTCGAAAACCTCAAAGCAAATCTTGACAATGTTCAAGCAATTTTGGGCGGTGCGGCACTCGCCGTTGGTGCGATCCTCACATTCTCTGGTGCTAATGTTCCTCTCGGTTTGGGACTTATGGCACTCGGCGGTTATATGTTAGGCTCGGCAGTTTCGGAAGATTGGAACTCTACAACGGCTACGATACAGGATCAAGTAACCAATGTGATGCTCATAATTTCGGGAGCGTTGCTTGCGGTCGGTGCGATCCTCACATTTGCAAGTAGTGTTACTCGTCCTTTGGGTATAGCTCTTCTCGCTGGCGGTGCGGTTGTTTTGGCTACCGCAGTCGCAGAGAATTGGGAGGGACTACCCGAGAATGTTAAAAACACAATCACGATCATCGGTCTTGCCGTTGGAGCGGCTTCTCTTGTCCTTGGTGCTATCCTCACCTTTACAGGAGCGGCTATTCCGCTTGGTATCGGATTGATGATTGTTGGTGCGGCAGAACTCGCTACGGCTGCCGTACTCGGCTGGGAAGCCTTACCGAACGACATTAAGCAAACGCTAACGATCATCGGTCTTGCCGTGAGTGCAGCGTTACTCGTTCTGGGTGCTTGTTTGACCTTTACAGGAGCGGCTATTCCGCTTGGTATTGCGTTGCTCGTACTCGGTGCGGTTGGTATCGTGGCAACGGCTAAAATTGGCTGGAACACGATGTCTGACAAAGTGAAAAATACCTTGTCTATCATTATGGCGGCTCTTTCCGCTGCCTTGCTGGTTATCGGTATTATCCTTTGCGTAACAGGTGTCGGTATTCCGTTAGGTGTCGCACTCATTGTCCTCGGTGCTGCTGGATTGGCGACTGCCATAGCAGTAAATTGGGATTGGGTGAAAGACAAGATCAATACTGTCCTTGCATCTTTGCTCTCGATCATTTCGGGCTTCGGCTTGGTACTCGGTATTCTGCTCTGTCTAACTGGTGCTGGCATACCGCTTGGTATCGCTCTGATTATGGCATCTATTAAGGGTGTCAAAGCGGCTTCCGATATGGACGACAATCCTGTTACTCGTTTCGTGAAAAATATGGTAAACGGTATCATCGGCATTTTTGAGAGTGGTGTCAATTTCATCATAAAGATGTTGAACAAACTCTCTTGGGAAGTACCCGACTGGGTGCCGGTTATTGGCGGTAGTACTTTCGGTTTCAATATTAAGCCGATCAGTATTCCTCGCCTCAAGAACGGCGGTTTTCCGGACGGTGAAGACGGATTGTTCTATGCCAACCATAACGAAATGGTCGGTAAGTTCTCCAACGGCAGAACGGCAGTTGCGAACAACGATCAGATTGTCGCCGGTATTCGTAGCGGTGTTTACGATGCTAACCAAGAGCAGAACAATCTCTTGCGTGAGCAGAATAAATTACTTCGTCAGATGCTCGAAAAAGAGTCCGGCGGTGAGGTCAATGTAACGACCATTACAAAGGCTCAAAACAGGGCAAATCGTAGATACGGAAAAACAATAGTGCCGGTAGGTACATAAGAAAGGGGTATTTACAGTTATGAATTACAATCCGATTAGATCGGTTGACGGAGTGGCTGTTAAATGCCCCTCGTCTTATAAGTGGAAGTTGGAAGATCTGTCAAACAGTGCAGCCGGTCGAACAGAAGACACGGTTATGGACAAAAACAGAATCGGTCAAATCGTGGGTCTTGAATTGTCCTGGAACAATGTTGGGATTCGTGAAGCAGCCATACTCTTACAACAGTTTGACCCGGAATATGTTGAGGTGGAATATCTTGATGCGAAGCTCGGGAAATACACCAAGTCCGTATTCTATGTGGGCGACCGCTCCGCTCCTCTCTACAATGCCGAAGTTGGTAGGTGGAGCAACATTTCGTTCAATCTGATAGAAAGGTCGGGTGTCTAATGTTTCCAGTTAGCAACGAGGCACTTGACCTCTTTCAGAAGAATTATCGGCAGACCGCCGAGATCATATTCTACGGAGTGGATAACACATTCACTATCACCGAGAGGAATGTCGTGATCGGTGGTCTGACCGTTGACAGATGTTCGATCTCTGGTTCAAAGATCGAACTCGGCTCGGCGATAGCATCGGAATTATCCCTGTTACTTGATAACGGAGAGGGGCAATTCAAAGATGTCAAATTCGAGGGTGCAGAGTTGTTCGTGCGTATTGGTGTTACAAAGTACGATGCTCGCAAGTGGGAACACGCTTCTACACAGTATGTACCCCTCGGCTATTTCACTATCGACCAGCCGTCCCGAGCATTGACAACAGTATCGCTTTCCGCACTCGACCGAATGGTCTTGTTCGATAAAACAGTCGATTGGTCGTTATTCACCTTTCCGATTGCGGTCAAGGATCTTCTGTCGCAGACCTGTCTTATTTGCAATGTTCCCCTCGGAACGGACATCAGCGA